GTAGTTCCTGAAGCTGCATTTGTCCCACTGCCCCTTAAGTAGCGATAGGTCAAATTAGAACTGCTTGAGTTTGGATAAATTCTAGGGTTGTCCGCAACATTCACCTGAGTTGTTCTCCCACTTACAACTACATACAAATCGGTATAGGTCTGCGGTATCGAACTAAATGTAATCGAAGCAGCCCCACCTGACCCAACCTCAATGTGTTCAATCAAAGTCATACTCATAACTAACTCACTATCCCATACAGGCTGAAGGTGCTTCCAGCAGCAAATGTCTGTCCCTGAATGTCCCACTCAATGGTAGTAATTGCTGATGTATTTGCCCAACGACTTGCATCTGCTCTTGTCAGGGTGTCTCTGTCGTATCTGTAGAGAATTGTCTTGTGTTTGTCTGTTGCTGAGTAATCCATTATCTGGAAGATAACGCTCGAAACTGTTGTCTTAGCTACCCAGTTAGATAGTGCTGTCGTAGTTCCCGATGATGATGATGCAGATGAGCCATCTCCTGCCATTTGGACATAAGAATAATTGCTCCCTGTGTCCGAGTTGAAACGCATCCTACCGCCGTGTGTTCCGCTTGCGTGCAAAGGAGTTATGACAGCCACAAGGTCTCGGTAGGTTGCAGGAATAGAAGAAAAAGTCACAGAAGTCTCTGTTCCCGATAATGTCGTAGTCGCTAGTGCTGTATAAGTCGGAGTTGCCATTTATGCCGCCTTTAGCCCATAGAGAGAGAAACGAGAGCCAGTCGTAAAGCTGCCGCTTTCGTTTATAATTTGCAATGAGGTCAAAGCCGCCGTGTTTCTCCAATTTGAGCTTGTCAAATAAATCCTATTTCCGCCATCCGTAGTTCCAGAAAGTGTCCTAGTCGTTGTGTATTTGGTGGTTTCAAAAGGGTCTAGTATGTCAGTAACAAACACAGCGTATCCAGCAAACGAATAGCCCATGTAACCATAGTCGTGGGGAGCTACTGCGGATGAAACGACACTTGAACCATTACCTTCAAGATAGTGAAATGAATAATTACCGCTAGTATCTCCATTGAATCTAAATTTGATAGAGCTATTTACTGTGCTGTCTAAAGCCATTCGCACCTGCAAGTGCTGATAATCAGCCCCGTATGTGCTGTTCAAGCTAGAGAAGGTCACGCTTGACTGTGAACCTGTCAGTATCTCTGTTTCAAGCAGGTCGTATGCGCTAGGAGAAAAGGCAGCATTGCCAGCAAGGAAAGACGAATACTTCTGATAGTCAAGTATCCCAGCGGTAGAGAGCTTTACAACGCCCATTGCGTAGCCCCCCTAAGCGGTTATCTCAGAACCAAATGCGCTAAATGTCAGGTCGGCAGATGAGGCATAGACCCTGAATACATCTGTTGCATCTAGGGTAAGCCCAAGTGTCAAGGTTGTGGAGTCAGACGCACCGACTGTTACATCGTAGGCAAGGTAGTGTGAGTTGGCGGTTGCAGTCCCAGCAGGGGCAACTGAAAGCCTGTATGTTGCATCAGAAGCCGAGCGGTTGCAGACGATAAGTGATGACAGCACCGCCTCAGTTGCAGAAGGGACAGTATAAAGGTCTGTCTCGGTAGTTGCGCTCGGTGCTGATTGACCGAGGATTTTGTAAGCGGTTGCCAATTTATGCTCCCATCAAAAGAAATACGCTTGGGGTTGGGTCAGTAGTAATTGTAGCCCATGAAGCTGCTGTTCCGTCTGTGGTTAGATACTTGCCGTCATTGCCAGTTTGACTTGGCAAAGCGTCGACCTCACCCCAGGAAAGAGCGGTCCCATCGGTTGTCAGATACTTGTCTGCATTACCAGACTGAGAAGGAATCTCAGAGTCGGCACTAAACCATGACGAGCCATCATAAAGCTCAAGTGTGTTTGTGTCCTTTAGGTAGGTTGCCATACCCTCTGTTGGGGTTCCGATGGCTGATGAACGAGCTGTGGCATCGTCGAACACCATAACCGTTTGGTCTTGCAGGTAACCCTGAACATCGGCTGCTGCGACGACATCTCCTGCCGACCAGACTTTTCTACCTAAACCTGACATTATTCTCCTTAGAACGCCAAAGCGTTTCCATTGTCTAGCTTACCAAATACCGCATCGTCAAGAACGAGTAGTGCGAAGTCAAGTGTCGAGAACCCAAGTGTCATTACATGATTGACCGAGTCGACGGCGTGGTCGATTGAAATGACCTCGGCGTATTTGTCAATCCCAGGTGTGATGCCGTTAGGTGTGAACACGATGTTGACCACATCACCGATTTCTAGCCCTAGCAAGCTTGCTTGTTGTGCAGGAGTTCTCTGGTCAAGGCGAATCTCAACAGACTTGAAACGATACTCAGGGTCTTTGAACCTGTTGGCTAAGAACGAGGCATAGCTTTGCAGGTCGGTGTCGCTATTTATAAGCAGGTTAGAGCGAGTAAGGTTGAAGATTCCGTAAGTGTCCTGCGACTCTGTTGCGTTCACTTGCACGCCTGTCTCAAGTAGCGATGACGTGGCGACAATCTCATTGTAGAGCAGTTCTGAACCGTAATCGACCACCATGTTCGTATAGGGGATTCCCGTGCCGTCGTCAGCTAATTTCACGCCTCCCGAGGTAGGACCCGTGCGTCGGTCACGATAGACAACCCCACCTGCCTTAGCAATGAAGAACGACCCTGGCTCCGAGCGAGTGATAAGACGAATGTAGTCAAGAGCGTTGGTTGACTCGGCGATGGTGTCCGCACCTAACTCCATAGCTCCCGTCTCGATGTCACGCTCTGCAACAGGCCAGTCAATTTCGGGCAGGGAAAGAATCGTTGCAAGCCTGTCACCTGATTGCTGAACAGAGTTAGTCCTCTCAAAGATGGTCTGGTTAGCAAAGTAAATTAGAGCGTCAGAGCAGGCAGCTGAAGCGATTGAGTCTCCGTTGGGTTCGTATGAGAGATTCCAGTCGTCGATTACACCCGTGAAGGCAACCTCGCCACCTGACGAAATGCGAATCTGTCGCTTAGGAATAATCTGCCCGAAGAACGGCGAGCCTGAGAACTCGGGGTCGAAGGTTCGGTCATTGTTGTTGAACACGACATTAGCCAAACCAGCATCGTATTGGTCAAGCCCTCGGTCCTTGCCTCGCTTCACCGCAATGGACTTTACCGAGTCGGTCACATCGAAGAAGATAGTTCCCGCTAGAAGGTATTCGGTGTTGTCTAGCTTTCCCTTTACGGGGTCGTCAAGAATAAAGTAAGGACCGAACCCACTTGAGAGGATGTCGAATCCGATTTCGACTAGAGGTGTTGGGACAGCCATTAGAGAGCCACTACCTTGATACCCTTGATGCCCCCACCGCCAGCTGTGTAACGCTCGACCTCCTTAGCGATGGTCTTACCCACCATTGCAGGCGATTGTGTTGTATCTGTCTTGACATTCACATTCACGACTGGCTGTGAAACAACTGTCGGCTTGGTCGGTGGTGGGGTAATCGGCTGGAAGGCAATAGAAGGACCAGAGGGAGCGGAGGGAGCGGGAACAACAAACTGCTCGCTAGCTGCAATTTGAGCCTCACGCTGTTTCGCAATCAGTCCGTTTAGCTTGTTGATGAACTGGTCAACAGTTCCACTTAGTCCACCTAGACCCTTGTCCATCTCGGCAATCTGTTCCATGACATTGTCACGGATTGACTTGACTGAGTCCTGGAAAACTGTCGCTGCATCTAGGAGAGCTTGGTCAAGCTGTCCCTGTTGGTCTATGAGTGCGTTTGCTAAGTCAGCTTGTGTCTGAGCATAGAGGTCCTTGAGTGCGTCTGTTGCCAACCCCTGACGCTCGTAGATTTGTGAGGCCAAAGCATCCATGCCCTGATTAGACTCAATCTCAAGAGCACGGAATAGTTCTTGTAATTCACTCTGAACCTGCGGTGTTGAATTGAGAATTGCTGAGGCAAGCTCGTTACCCGTCTCAGTTCCTGCCGAAACAATCTGCTCGATGAAAGTCTGTGAGAAGCCCGCTGAGGCGAGTTCTGCCGAGTTTGATAGAAGATTACGGGAGGCCGTGAGTTTGTCGCTTAGGGACTTGACTAGGCCCTCTACGGACTTGTTCTCGTCACGCTCAAACAGCGATGAGATGTTTACAGCTACGGCTGACTTGTAAGCGTCGGTGAGACGAGCCTGAGACGAGCGAATGATGCCCTCGAGTCGGTCAGCGTATTCAATCTGCAAACGCTCGACATTCTTTGCGTAGTTCTCGTTTGCCTCAAGGACGGTTTTGTTGTATTGCTTCTGAGCATCGGCGAGTTGCTTCTGTGAATCTTTGATGAGTGACTGCACACGGTCACGAGTCTGCTCAAACGCAGAAGGTCCTGTAAAGGCTGGAACTTCTAATGCAGCCTTAATTTGTGCACCACGACCTGAAGCCTCTCCCGTGAGTAGTCCCATGCGAGCAAGGCCGTATTGCCTTGAAGCCTCGTTTAGGGATTCTGTTGCATCTTTTGTCGCATAGATTTCAGCACGCAAGGCATCCATCTTGATTGAGTTGAAGCGACCTAGCTCACCCGAGACCATGTCTGCTGCACCAGCAAGCTTGAGGTTTGCATTGCGGAGGTCGTCCGTCTCAATTCCATACTTGTCTGCTACATAAGCGTTTTCACGGTAGGTGTCGGCGAGATTCTTGGTCTTGTAATTGGCCTGGTCAATCTGAGAGTTGAGCTGACGGTAGTTTTCGGTAGCGTCGTCTACCGCTCCGTTGTTCTTGATTAGTAGGTAGGTTAGGCCAGCAACGGCTACTGCTGCTAGGCCCCAAGGGTTGAGTAGCAGAGTTGAGTTGAAAATCTTTTGAGCGGTTGTTGCAATTTTTGTGACTGTTGTGTAGGTGACAAGTGCTACTGAGATGCCTGTGATGACACCAATAAGCCTTCCAATGTTGTCAAGGTTTTCGACAATTAGGGTTATGAAGTCACCTACTGCGGTGATTATCCCCTCCCAATCGACTTGCTTGAAAGCATCAGCAAGCTTCTGGCCAACAATTGGTAGAAGGTCTTGAATAACTGGAATCAAGTCTTGCAGGTAAGGGGTTAGCTCCTCGCCGATTTGAATTGCAACATCTATAAAGGCCGACTCAAGTAGCTTGACCTGCGAGCTAAATGTCTCTAGTTGTTTGTTAGCAACCGTGTCTGTGAAGCCAGAAGCATCACGAAGTGCACTTTCGTAGCCCTTGATTGCATCTGAGGTTCCCAACAGGGCAAGGATTGACTGAACCGAACGGTCAGCAAACCCGAGCTGGAGCAAAGTCGCCTTAGCCGTCTCGTCTGACATACCCTCAAGAGCAGTCTCAAGGTTGCTAATGATGTCGCCGAGGTTTCGCATCTCGCCGTTTGAGTCAAAGACGGAGACACCAAGTGCAGCAAAGTCTTCTTTGTTCTTGATGGCTTTAGTCGAGAGGTCACGCAGAACAATGGAGAGCTGGGTTCCAGCTTCCTCACCTTTGATACCTTGGTCGGCGAACGCTGCCAGAACAGCGACACCTTCCTCAATGTCTTTGCCTAGAGTCCTAAGTGCGGGACCTGCCTTTGTTGTCAGCGAGGTTGAGAACTGCTCAACGGTTGCGTTAGAGAGAGTGTTGGCACGGACAAGGACATCCGAGACCGCAATCATGTTCTCCATGTTCTTGACAGCATCGTCACGAATCGTGAGACCAAGAGCAGATTGAGCATCTGTCAGCAGGTCGGTGGCTCGACTCATGTCGAACATACCCGCCTGAGCGAACTGAGCTACTCGTGGTAAGGCTGCGATAGATGCCTCAGCATCCAAACCAGCCGACGCTAGGAAGAAGAACGACTCGGCAGCTTGTTCGGCTGAGAAGGTTGTGGCCTTGGCTACCTCACGAGCAGCATTAGCCATGTCCTTTTCCATCGTTTCGGTGAGGTCACCCATGATGGCTTTGGACTGAGTAAGAGCACCGTCAAACTTTGCAAACTCTTGGACAGACTTCGCAGCGATTCCTGCGACTGCTGCACCTACCGCTGCAAGTGCAACACCAGCTGCTTTAGATAGACCGCCGAGTGCTCTCTCTGCCTCTGTTAGCCCACGCTTGTCAAAGTCGGAGACTATCCGAATCTTGATGCTCATCCAAGCCTCCGATTTATTTTGATGTTGAGGTTCTCAGCAATGTCGAGCACCTTCTTTTCTAATTCTGGTTTGCGTTTCAAGACACGCTTCCACAAGAAGCGACCTGGTCGTCCGTAGGAAGAAGTAAGTTTGCGATTGAAAGCTTTACCCTGTCCATTGTAGATGTAGCTGTGATAACCAGGGCCCGTCGAACCCCAGCCCTTTGAGACAGGGCGGGGAGGACGTCGTTCAATACCTGCAAGCTCGGCATACTCAAAACCAACCTGAGTGTCTAGTCCTGCGTTCCGCCCCTTACCTTCAATAAAGAGCAGGTCACGAGGGCGGAGAGAAACTTTTGGTGTTACCTTTACGCCTGACCAAGCCGTGCGTCCTTCGTGGAACATCCCCTTCATTTGATTACGGAGACTTGAGGTGACGCTACTGTTTATGTCGCCCTCAATAGGTGCGATGACTGGTTTTAGTTGCGAGTTCACATTCTTACGAAACTCTTTATACAAATCAGTCTCGTATGTCTTGAGCATCCGCAAGGTCTCTGCTGACCCAGACAAACCGCTTCTCGCCATGACGCTCCTAACCCTCTAATTCTACCAACGAGAAAACCCTCCCCGAAGGGAGGGCCTCTCTATTTAGGCGGTAGGTTCTTTGCTACCAACCAGCGGTGCATTGTCCACAGCATCCTTTCGGATTCTTGCATCAACACACTCGGTGCAATACCTGTTTCAACGGCAAGTCCAGCGATGAACCAATGGGCAGAGGAGTCGCCCAACCCAGTTATTTTGGGTCGGACTCACTCGCTCCTACCATCTCGACGGTCTCTAGCCACTTCTCAAACGAGTCTTTAGTTCCGCCTGTTCGCTTCTCTGAGTGCCAAGCCAAGTAGAGCATGTAGCTCATCTTCGGCTCGTTAGTCAGAGAGGCAATCGAGACATTGAACTTCTCCTCGAAAGCCACCATGTCCGCTGCGTTACAAACGATGTCTTTTGTCTCGCCGTTATTGGTGAGTTGTAGGTTGATTTTCATTTGTTATTCCTAAGCAGTTGCCTTGGTGATTTCACCCGAGGTAGGCCATGTAACACTCCATGTGGAGAGGTCGCCTACTGCACCCGAGACTGGGGTTACGCTCGTGCATAGAACCTCTGCGGTCCAGCTAGGGGTCTCTGCCGATGCAGCAGTTCCGTTGCCTGCAATGATGACTACGGTTCCGATGGTCCCAACAATGCTCTCGTCGATAACAGTTGAAAGGCCACCTGCACCATAGTCAGAGTGGAAGTCTAGGGATACGGTTCCCGACTTTAGTCCGCCGACCAGCTCGGTGTAACCGCCAGAAGCAAAGTCGGTGACATCAACCTCAGCCGAGGTGATGACAAGCTCTGCTCGTGCGACGGAAGCTGATACGTCGGTTCCGTTGAAGCTAACGGTGTTTCCCGTTACTACATACTTTGCCAATTTTGCTCCTTATGCATAGCAGGTGACAGTCCATTCACCCGCTAAGTATTCGTTTTCGTTTACAGTTATTGAACCGATGTTCGGCATTGACTCGACGATTAGGTCTTGGCAAGCACCGCTCAAAGTTCTATTCGATTCTATCGCACTCTTGACACTAGACGCACCTGTCGGTTCGGCATAGGTGTCGAGGTTGCGTTGAGCTTGACGCTCGGCTGCTCTCCCAACAATAACCCTTACGGTAAAGCGGAAGATGTTTAGCCCACCTGAAAACGCTTGGTGATACTCGATGTTGTTGAGTTGCACGATGGCAGCGGGTGGGGAAACTTGGTCGGGGATTTCTTCAAATACTCTTAGCCCAGAGACGGTGCGAAGGTTGGTTGCAATTCCTGAGCGAATGTTCGCTATGGTCATCCGAATCGAACCTTTTTGTATGGCTGAATCAGCCTGTCGATGTCAGGGTCCATTCTGCCTACACGGATTACACCGAGGTCGCCGAAGCCCATAACGCCACCAGGGGAATCGTTACGCTTGAAGATTCTCGCTGCCAAGAGGACGGTTGCTTGCTTGATTGCCACAGGCACGGACGAGAAGCCCCAAGTGCCGTTTACCTGCACGGTAGCCTCTTTGTCGTCCATAGGGAAGGTGTAGTCGCCTACGGCGTAGATGAGGTCGTAAGGAACAGCCATACCGCCTGCAATGCCGTTGAGAGGCATTAGCTGATAATCGCTAGTCTCCCAAGTGATGTCGTAGACCCCGTCGGCTGCTGAGGATGACTTGATTGTCGTCACAGAGATTAGGTCGTCAATCTCGCAGTTGTATGAGTCACGAGGGGTAAAGATGCGAGTTGCTTCTGTCGAATAGAACACACGCTCGGTTGCTTGGTCGATGTCACGAGAGGCAGACTCAACTGCAAGTTCGAGCAGGCTGTCGTCAACCGTGTCGCTTACAGGGATTCTGAGAGAAGCCTTTAGCTCGTTTAGCGTGCAGTAGCCATTAGTAATTGCCACAATAAACCTCCGCCTTCTAGTCTACCGCTAGGCGACCCTTTATCTTTGTGGAGCTAACGCCGTCTGTGTAGGGAATGTAGCAGAGAGCAATCTCTCGTTCGTCAAGCCAGTCTTGGTCAAACTGCATTTGTTTGTAGTAGTCCTTGCGTGCCCAGTCTGACCCGATGATGATTATGTCAGGTTGCACCAGCTCGATGCTTGGCTTTGAGTTTGCACCGCCAAAGTTAGGAATGACTCTGTCTACCCAGCGACAGGACATGAGGACTTCCTCACGCTCGGTATAGGACATGACGGGCATCTTGTTCTTGTATTCCCAGATGAACTCGTCGGTGTTTAGGGCAACGGTGACATCGCCTATCTCCTTGCATCGTCGCAGGAAGTTAGCGTGCCCTCTGTGGAACAGGTCGAATGTCCCGCCCGTGTAAACGGTTAGTCCCATGAGTTGACTCGCCTAATGTCAAGTGACCAGCCAATAGTGCCGAAATTCTTGCCTGCACGCTTGTTGACTAGCAAGCTTTGGTTGCGTCTAAAGGTAAAGGTGTTCTTGTCCTCGTAGCCCGACTTGAGAGTCGAGGAGTTGTCGTGATGAACCTTTGCTGGGATGTCGTGAAAGCGAACGCCAAGTTCTCGCATACGCCACTCGTAATCGTCATCGTCGAAGTAGATGGGGTGGAACGCCTCGTCCCAAAGACCCGCTTTCCTGACGCTGCCTTCTGTCGGGATTACGCATGACCAGCGAGGGTGAATGTCTACGAAGTTGAACGCCTCGGTGTCGACTTCCTCAGCGATTGCCTGCAATGCCCCAGGTGCAAACCAAGAGTCGTCATTTGGCAGAACCCAATAGGGAGCGTGCGGGGTTGATTTAATAATCAGATTCCAAGCACCGTTAGCTCCTAGCCCATGAGGGACTTGGATTATCCATGTGTTCTTGACTAGGTCGGTTTCCACGACTGGCTCAAACTCACGCTTGCCAGAGTTGTCCACAATGACCAGATTCTCGACTGGGTAGTCGATTGAGTCTAAGAGCCTCTGGGCCATCTCAAACTTTGACAGCGTGGCAAACCCGAGGACGGGAATCACTTGAGCTTCTCTTTCAGGAACGGCAGCCAGTATGCGTCCCAGACGGCTTCAACGTCGAATGACTTGGCAAAGGCTATGGTCTCGCTAAAGTTCCGCTCACGGCCCTCGTATGCCTTCTCAAGAGCACTTACGATTGAGGGCACGCTAGGTATCTGCCACCAAGACAGTTGAGCCTCGTCCCAGAAGGGTTGTCCTTCGACTAGGAATGAATCTGGTCCTGCTAGTTCAAGCGAAGCTGTCCATGAGGACGCAATAACGGGAACGCCACAAGCCTGAGCCTCGATTGACGGCACGCCAAAACCTTCTCCGTAGGAGGTGTGTAGCAGGACATCCATGCCTGTATAAAGAGCAGCCATCTCTCGGTCTGAGTGACCCATTCGATACTGATGAGGGTCAGGGAATAGCACGTCGTCCTTATCTAATCCGACAGCCTTGATGAGATTGAGTAGCCCGAATCCTCCGTAGACCTTTGACGGGTCGCTGTGAATGTAGAGGTAGGCGTTCGGGTGATTCTTTTTGAACAGCGAGAAGGCAAGGATGTTCTCGGCGAAAGCCTTACGGTGAATCTGTCCGTTTGCCTTGTTAGCTGAAACCATGCCGACTAAGAAATCGTCATCTTTGACCCCGTAGTAATCCCGTATTGGTTGCCCGTTGATGTTGTGTGTTGGTCTGTAAGCATTTGTGTCGACGGCGTGAGGGATGAAGTGTGCGTCGATGTTTGCCTTCTTGAGCTGTTCTAGTCCGAACTCGCTCATAGCGATTGGGGTTACATTTTCCTTCTTGCACCACATCTCAACCTTGGGTGGCATGGTGACATGGTCGATTGGAACCCATGACCAGATGTTGAGGTCGTCAAGGTCTCGGTTCTCTAAGAATACCCAGACGTCATACAGCGTGAGGATTGCGTTGGAGATGTCACGACCCTTGAGATGGTCCTCATGGTAGAGCTTGAGAACATCGCCTGAATACGGGGTGACTCCACGAGGGTAGTGAGGTATGTTGCCGAACTTGGTCTTGAGGGTGTCGATGCGACCTTCGAGTCCATAGTTTGAGAGTGCTGCTACGTCGATGCCGTGACGCTTGAGCCTGTCGGCGAGCATCTTCGCCTGCACTCCATAGCCAGTTGGAACGCCTGGTGTATTCGTTGCCAATGAGACAACGCCCTTTATCTTTTCGTAGGTTGACATAGTTCTACTCTAACAAGAAACCCCTGCCATTTCTGACAGGGGTTCCCCAACAAGGAAAGAAAATGAACCAAATGAGAGCCACAACGAGGAGGCCACCTTGTCCTTTTCTAAAGGCCGACAATTAGGAAAGAGTCTGATGCCTTCTGGAAAATCGTAGCATAAAGAAACCCCCCGAGCCAACCTACAAGCCCGAGGGGTTTCGCTTATTTCGCTAGAGCTAGCTTGCTGCTCCTGCGAAGTATTTGATGTGGCTGGAGTGAGTCAAATCGCTATCGATTCTGAATAGGAATCTCCAGGTCATCAGGTCGGTGTTGAAGGCGTAGTCAGCAGATGAAGCCACCTGTAGACCACCAGCAATACGAACCTTATGTGACTTCAAATCGCCAAAGACAACTGATTTCGCAGAGGTGGCGATGTCAGCCATGTGTGGGTTCTCCACTACACGGAAGCCAGCAAAGGTGTCTGCACCAGCAGGACCGAACTGACCGATTTGGTAGAGGTAGTTACCTGCACCGTCCTTGAGCTTACGCATTGCACCGATGGTTGCACCGTTAGCCATGTAGACAGGGTTCAGACGACGAACTGCACCGTCAACGCTGTAAGCGAGGTCGATGAGGTTGTCTGCGGTGAACGCACCAGAGACACCAGTTCCACCAGTGATACCAGAACCAGCAGCAGGCACAACGCCCTGTGGCTTGCTTGAGCCGTCAGCCAGCGTTACAGCCGAGCCGAGTGCGTAAGCAATTCCGTTTCCAGCCTCGCTTGCGAGGTGTGAAGCCAGGTCGAACCCAGAGTCCGTGACCAGCTCCGAAGCCGCCTGGATGAGCATGCCATACTTGTAGCTTCCCAGAGTGATGCTTGAGTATGTTGGCTCGGAAGCAGCAACAGTTCCACCAGCAGCAACTAGGCCAGCAGCGGAGTAAGCAGTCAGGGTTGGGATGGTTAGGTCCTCACCAGAGGTCGTGTTGATTACACCGAACTCGTCAAGTGGAAAGGTTAGGCGAGCAACATCGAATACCTCGTCAAAGAATGACTTTGGAACGGTGTTAGTCGAAGGGGTTAGAGCTGCACGACGCTCGAAAGTGAAGTCACGCTGCTCTCCCTGAGCAATTGCACGGAGGATGTCCGCAGTAGAACGCTCCTCAGTTACGGTTGGGACGAATCCCTTTGCAGCAGCGGAAGCCTCAACACGACGCTCCTCTGCCCTTTCAGCGACAGTAATTGACTCCTCAACCTTACGGATGTCGGCTTCAATCCTGTCAATCTTCTCAAGCTCTGCGGAGTCCAAGCCTCGGCTCTCAGCCTCAGCTGAGTCGATGACCTCACGAACCTGCATAATCAGGTTGTTGCGGACCTCCGTCTGGCTCTTGATGAACTCAGACATGAATAGTCTCCTAGTTAGTTATTTACATTGGATACCAGCGGTGTTGACACTCAACTGAACACGGCAGAGCTAACTCACTTCCGATACTTACATTCTATAACAAGGGGGACTAGACAAAAATTGTCAAGGGGTCCTAGACAAAAGAGAACCCCGCCACCGAGAGGGACGATGACGGGGTTGGTCTTTGAAGTTTAGAAGCCTGCCTTTTCCTTGTTGATTTCGATGTTTGCCTCTACCAGCTTGTCTGCCCATCGAGCTGCAACCGACAGGTAGTTTGCCCATTGTCTAAGGTTGCCCATAGCTCTGTGGTGGTTTGCGTTTTCTAGGGTCTCGTCAATCTTGGCTTCGATGCCCCTGAGAATCATCTCTCGTTGCTCTGATGCTGTAAGCAATGTGCCCTTGCGGTCAGCAAGCTCTTTAGCGATTTCGGCAAACGCCTCTCTGCCAGTTGCAATTTTGGTTGTTGTCATTTTCTTTCCTTTCTTGTCGGGTGGGGACTTATGCCCCCACCCTTTGCCTTCGTTTATAGATAAGTCTTTTCGCCAGTCAGAATGTTTACGACTGTTTCGCCAGCACCAAAAGCGGCTAACAATTCGTAGCGGTGTTCTGCCTGTGCTTCGGCAATTTCTTCTGGTGACTGATAGTGAGCGCAAGCCTTTACAAATTCAATGTCGTCTAGTTCGTTGATGCGCTGAGGTGCCCACTCCCACTCGTAGTAGTTGTAGTTGATTGCTTTGTTCAATTCACTAATGCGACTTGAAACTGCGTTTGTCATTGCCTTCTGGCGGTCGCTGTTGCTTAGTCTCCAGTCGGCTCCAGTTTCACGCTCTAGTCTGCGGATAAGTGCGTCTAGGTTGTGTAGCTGGTTTACGATTTCTGCGTAAGTCATTTCGTTGATGTTCATTTGGTGCTTCCTTTCCTTGTTGGTGAGACCAGTATTGCACACTTCGCAACAAAATGCAACAACACGCAACAAAAAAATAAAAAAATTTTTAGCAGAAAAGAGAACCCCCTCGGCAGAAAGTTAGAACCGAGGGGGAGAGAGCCTGATGCTTGGCGACTACCTAGTTTCAGTCGGCTTGGTTACACGGGTCTCTTTTACTGGCCTCTCGTGTGGAGTGCCGTCTTGCACCTTACCGTCACCGTCGCCGTCCTTGGCGTTGACCTTGTAAGGGGTTCCTGTCATTAGTGAGGCAATAGCTTCTGCCCACTTGTCTGCATAGTCACGAACAACACCCGACTCAGGGTTGCCTGCAACATCCAGAATGACCTTTTTGATTTCGTCTTTGTTAGCCATTTATAGCCCTTTCATCAGAAGCTCTAGCTTCTTCTTCTTGAGTGCGAGCATTGCTAGGTCGCCCTGTGGCTCCTCTACGGGAGCGTCTTGCGGAGCTAGTTCTGAAATGACACGGCTGAGAATGTCCTTTTCCTCGGCGGTGATTTCTTCACCCTCCTCAAGTTTTAATACAGCGTCAGCCAGAGCGTCAGCGTCGACCTCGGCTCGCTTTGCAATCTTGTCTAGTCCTCGGACCTGAGCGGTTCCGTTGGTCGTTGGGTAAGCAGGGAACGCTACGCCTGTCGAGACCTCCATCAGTCTGACTGACTTCAGAGTCCTTTCGGTTCCGTCCTCATTCCAAGTGTCGCCACCCTTCGGAACGGTGAATCCAAAACTGAAGCCTGTGACATCGCCACGCTGGATGCTTACACGAGCATCATTTCCCCAGGAGTTTTGAGGCAGGATAGCGTCGACCCTAAGACCTTGCTCGTCCTCGCTAAGACTTAGAGTGCCAGCACGAGTAGAACCAAGCACCTTTGAGGAGTCGTGATTCCACAGCAGCTTGATGTCGTTGCGTGACCTGAGTGAACGCTTAAACGCCCCAGGTGCAATTCGCTCGGTAAACGGTAGTGGCTCGGAAGGCTCGTTGAACCTTGCTGCGTAGCCCGTTAGGTGCATCCCGTCGGATTCTTCACGCACCTCAAAGTCAATAGGCGTGACTCGGGTTTCCATCTTGGACAATGCTTCGCCTTTCGCTCGTCCTTCGTTCTCTGCTTCTATTCTATCCACAACACCTTCGGCATACGCCAATGCACGGCGAGCTGCTGCCTTAGATGGTCCGCTACCCCACAAGAGGTGAGCGACTACACCAGCACTAGGATAATCGTCTGAATCAGGATTGGCGGAGGGACTGTCCAAATCAGAAAGGTGACGAGCAATCCAAGCCCGCAACCTAACCCATTTGTCAGCAGAGACAGAACCCCTCGCCATCGCACGAGCTTCCCGAATTGTTCTCTCAACCAATCCATCGCCACCCTTACCCTCTTCGTAGTATTGGAGGCCCCTTCGAGCTGCTGCTCGCATGTAGGCTGGTGGGGTTAGGTTGACCTGTCTGTATTCGATACTGCGTAGGTTGTCTATCTTTGTCAGAGTCCTAAATCTGTGACCGACTAGCGTGTCTGTTTCTTCCCAGCCATCTTCGCCCTCTTGGTAGATTCGAATGAGTGCTGCTGGGTTGTCCTCAGTTGCGTTGAGGGTGAAATCTGAATCGGGAACATTCAGCGTGCCTTCGGTGATGATGCGTTCAATGCGACCTCTTGCAATGCCACCGCTAGAGTTCCATCGCACGAAGTCTCCTACTTCGAGTTCGCCCGCTTCTGCCCTGTCTTCTTGGTTTGCTTGCCATGCGTTGCAGTAGTGGTCCCCTTCGACGAAGTCGTCCCATCGCTCACACCAAGCTTTGTCTCCTGCGTCGTTGACTCGGCTTTCGTCGTAGAAGTAGCAGTTACCGCAGGCTCGTCCTTCTGGGACATCTTCTGAGAGGGCAGGTCGGTAATTGTCTGGGAGTTCTCTGTTTTCGGAATCCCCGAGCTGTCTGGTATAAGTGCCACCTGGCTCTATCCCTTCTGAGATTGAAATTGCAACCATCTGGTCGATTGCGTCTTGTCTTGAGCTATGGCAACCCATCAACTCGAAGTCGTCTTTCACTACGGCGTAACCCGAGCAATCAGGGTGCTCGCCTCGTGCAGTTACAAAATACGGCATTAGTCCTGAGTAATCCTCATCCAAGAAACGCTAACCGTTCCTGAGCTTGCCATCAAATAAACCGCTTCTAGCGGTGGAATGTCTAGCTGTATGTATTGCAACTTAGCTAGTGGCACGCCATTCGCTGCGGTCATGTCAGGACCACCTAGCAACAAGTCCTTAGTCGTGTCGTTGTTGTGAATGACCAAGTGCGACTGAAATGTGCTAAGACCGTCAACCTGCGTTACCGCAGTCCCGACTGTCTGCTGTCCGTTAGTGATAGCCATTTAGACCTCGTATTCGCTCGTTGGGTCCTCGGGATTGAGATTTTGTAGCCCCTGAAGCTGAACGCTTGGAACGCCCGTGTGAGACATTTCAGGCAAGCCCATAGCACTTAGCACCTCGGCTGGGTCGTAGCCTGCCAGAACGAGCTTGGAGGCCATAGAGACCCGCTTGTCGGTTGCTACCAAGTCGGCAGCGTCGATGTTTAGGTTCGCAAGTGGGACTCGAGGCAAGTCAGCTGATGGGTCGTCGATTGGACGGAGGTCCTCAAGCCTGCGAACATCGTTGACGGTCAAGAATCCGCTCTGAAGTCCTGTCGAGTAGGCGTTCATACGGTTCTCGATGTCTGCTCTTAGGAGTCCGTCGATGTTGAACTTGATGAAGGCGTTTTCGCCACCCTGCGTGCGTGACATAAGCGGAGAGAACGCTGACTCAAGCTTCTGGATGATTGGACGCAAGCAGTGTGTCACAAAAGCTAGGTTCTGTTGCTCAACCGAGGAATAGGTGTAGCTACCCTCGACAGCAAGCATTGAAGGTGGCACTCGGAACGCACGAGCTATTTCTTCGACTGCAAACTTGCGTGCCTCGATGAATTGAGCCTTGTCGTTGTCGACTGTGGTCGGGACATACTTAGCACCGCCCGAAATGATTGCGGTCTTGTGTGCCTTCTGCCAACCTCGGTGACGAGAGTCGAAAGCCTCTTGCATTGCCTTGGCTTGCTCACCTGTGAGGTTGCCAGGGAACTCGATGACACCCGAGGTGTGAGTGCCTGCTCCGAAGAATCTTGCAGCGTAGTTTTGTAGGGCAAGTGAGAGTCCGAGGTTCTCCTTTAGTGCCTCGACACGAGCAACACCCTTGACGTGACCAGGTCGAACTACGTCTGGGATAAAGACAACTTCTTCGCTTGAGAGAAGTCTGTCCATGCTCTCGTGGCGGAACATAAGCTGACCAAGGCCGTTGTGGATTGGCTCGACCTCTAGCGGGTTCAAGACCATCATGTTGACAATCTCGCCCTGTGGGTTTGAGAAAACACGGACATAGGCGTTGCCGTCGATAAGCATTGAGACGATTACAGCACCCCAGAAGGCTTCTTTGGTTGTGTCTACGTCTGGCTTGTAAACCCACTCAGGAGCAGGTCGGAAAGGGTAGCGTGCCCCGTCTCTGCGGACGTATGCGTCAACAGGCAGAGATGAGATGGTGTCGCTGATTAGGGAAACAGCCGAGTAGACTGCGTTTATTTGAAGGGCAGTCTTTGAGTCGACAATAGTCGCCGACTGAGTGCCTATTGTGACGAGGTCATCTCCCGCTCCCCAAATGGATTGGAAGGACAATGCTCGTCTATTGAAAACTCTGTCCCAAAAGGTTGCCAAAATCTAACCGCCTATACAAATACCTGAGGCACTAACGCTTCTTCCATTCTAACGCTTGCTCGGTCATACGCCATAAGTAATGCGATTGCCAAGTCAATCTTTAGCTTTGGATTGCGGTAGTCCTTTGTGATTCTGCCACCTCGTTGCCCGTCAATCTTGAGGATGCAGTTGTCTATGTGTCTTGCAAGAGAAGCATCGGGCTTGACTTGCAGTTTTTTGTTCATAATCGCCTCAAAGAGTTTCGCCGTTGCAGGCACGGTTCTCTGAAGGGTGTTGCGGTATTCCACGACAGGGATTCCATAGTCTGCCCATTGAAACATCTCGTCCTCCCAGTAGGAGGGGTCACAAGCCATCTCACGGCAGTTGGGGTTCTTGTCGTAGAAGTCCATGACGGCCTTCGCTACTTCCTTCTTGTCGACTATCCACGAGTCGTCGTCAATAGCAAAGTCCTTCTCCCAAGAGGCAACTCGATAGGCACGGAACACATCGTCCTCGTCTCTAGGCATAATCACGGCCACCACAGCGGTTGAGTCGTTCTTCCATGAGCCGTCAAAGCCCAACACATACTCGTCATCTGGGAGAATCTCAAAGTCCTCCTCGATAGCCTGCCAAGCTCCTGCGGGTAGCCACGCTGCCTTTGTGTTGGTCCAGATGTTGAGTCGCTTAGTTTTGAACTCAGCCTCGGGTGTCAGTTGCACGGCGGTTGCATAATCGTCGGCAGAACAGATGTCACCGTAACCAGGTGAGGACAGCTCCCAAGTCTTAGGGTCTTTGTGGTCTGCGTCTTTAGGTGCTTCCCACCAAGCCATGAACATCGAGGGGTCGATTTCTTTGTTAGCAATCCTCTGGCCTGTCTGGTAAAGCGTGTAGGCGATTGAGTCGTTGCCCGTGGAGTCTGACTTGCGTCCTGCTGTGGTGATGGCGATGAGATGTCCCTTGCGACCACGAGCACCCATACTGAGGGCCATGACATCGTAGAGAGTTCTGTCGGGGTGAGCGTGCAACTCGTCGATGAACACGGAGCTAGAGTTCAAGCCTTCTTTGGAATAGGACTCGGCAGAGAGAACTCGGTAGACCGAACCTGTTGACGGCACTTCGATTGCGTCACGGTAAAGCTTGACCATGTCGCTGAGTTCCTCGTGAGCCTCAATCGTTTTCTTTGCAGAACCGAACACGATGCGGGCCTGCTCTTTTTCGGCAGCTACGGCGTAGACCTCCCCTCCTCGAGGACCGAACAAGAGGTCAAATACAGAGAGGGTTGACATGAGAGCGGACTTGCCTTGTTTCCTGGGGAGTCCGACAAGGTTGACTTGTGCAAGGTAGCCGTTCTCGTCTCCTGCGTATAGATGACGAATTAGCTCCTTCTGCCAGTCACGCAAGATGAGTCGTGAGCCTGCCGAACCTGCAATCGAATCCTTAGTGATGATGCCGAACGCCTCGACAAACTCAATTGCTAGGTCACCTTTGCCTTTGGCAAGTGCCTCGTCGTCGATAGGGGTGAGCCAAGTAGGAGGCCAAGACTTAGCCATTCTTTTCCATCAACTCCTGCAACTTAGACTTCGCCTTTATCTCAGCAAGCCCGAGTCGTGAGCGGTCAGTAGGCGTAAACCCGAGAAGGCTGAGGTTAGATGCAATCGACTTCTCAATCTCAGCTAGTCGCATTAGCAAGTTCTTGTCGGTTGGGTTGCCTCGCCATAACTGGTTGAGCACCGCACGCCTATCCATCTGCTCGCAAGTTAGGAGAAGCAGTTGCGTGTCTGAGTTGCGTGCAATCCATTGCTCGCCTGTTCGCATCGCTGCGTCCCAGAGCTGCATGCCTGCTTCTTGCAGGTCACGCATTGGCTCGATGTAGCCACCCTCAACAAACTCTTTAGGCTGCGGGATTGGCCTGCGACCTGGATTGCCTAACGCACGCTTCATCTCGTTCGGCTTGGTTACATTTGGCATGAAACTAGGTTACCCCCTGAACCTCTGGAAATGCGACCCTGTGCAGAAAGCTTGGTTGGGGGGTGTTGCTCGCCGAACCGTCAGTCATTTGCCCCACCCCGTAGGTATAGCCCCTGGGTGTATGTCATAGTGCCTTGTTTCCTCTGCTCTGATTGCAGCGACGGTGTGCTGGTGCAAGTGGTGAGCCAACCACTCCCGCTATCAAATGGTCGGCTTCAATTTTGTCACCTTCGACGAACGCCCTACCACAAATGTGGCAATGAGTAGCCGTCTCACGAATTACCTTGGCTTCTTTGCGGTAAGCATAGTTGTAAAGCTGCGACTTACGCTGTCGTCTCGCCTCATCGTTAGGGTCACGACTGCTGCGTCCCCCTGCACTACGGTTTCTTTTCGCTAAGTATTCTTGCTGGTGAACATCGCATCGAGCAGCCCCCGTTGTCAAAGTTCCGCAGACAGAACAAGGCTGAGGGAACCTACTCATTTGAAGCGAACCCTTTACCAATAAAGCTTACAGACGCAACATCCATCATCCTCTTGGTGTCGTTACCGCAACTGTGGCACTCAGGGGTGACATCACGCTTGTCAATACCACGCAGTTCATACTGCTCGTGTCCACAGGCTTTCAATTCGCATTTGTATCTATACAGAGGCAAGGGCTATCCACCTTACTTTGTCTATAGGAACTTCTATGAACTTCTCGTCCTCGGTGTATTTGGTTTTCTTCTTTACTATCTTGCAATCTTGCAGGTCTTGTCCTGTGACGACAGCAGCGTGAGTCCACTCGTGGTTGAGTGTAATGAACCTGACTTCAGCGTGAGCATTCAAGAACTTCAGCTTGCGTGCTGAGTAGTGCAATGAGTCAAAAGGGAATTGTGGTCCTGACCAGTTGTGCTTGACCTCTACCTCAATCTCGTAGTTGTTCCCGAACCAGTCAGCGAGTAAGTCGATGCCATAGGGGTCGGGGTTGACTCGTGCTTGTAAGCCAAGAGTGCTGAGATAGTCAATCACTATGTGCTTTGCTTGGTCGTCGGTGTCGTATAGGTCTTGGTCAAATGGCTTCATTGGTCACCTGCTAAGACGACTAAGTCACGACGAGGGTCATACCCTTCTCCTACAACCAAAGAGACAATCCCTGGTGGTGTCCTGCCACCCATGCCAGTCCTGTCAGAGAACCAGAAGCTACCGCCGTCGAGTGCTGGGGTCTGAATCCAAAGACGGTGATTGAACTGCTTGACGGCGTAATGGTGGTAGTGAGCGGTGATGAGGACATCGGCCTGACCTACTGGTGTGTCACCTAACGCCTGACCCTGCCACCACTTCTGAGGGTCTCGTAACTGATGCCCGTGAGCAAACCCAACCATCGTGCCTGAGAAATTGACAGCAAGCGTGGTGTTGTCACGCTCAGGGAATCGACCTGTCACATGAGCTAAGTCTGGGTTCTCCTTACAGATGTCTAGCACCTGTTGGACAATCTCTACCTGCCAGCTGTCCATCGGGTCGACTATGACTTGTCTTGTTGTCTCGTCGTGGTTCCCTGGGACGACGGGAATGATGAGTTCGTTCGTCAGGGGAGCGAACGCCTTGACCCACTCCATAAGGACACGACGGCCTACTCGAATCTGTGAGGTGAGGTCTAGGTCAAGCCTTCCCATAATGCGTCCACCTTGTGAGACTGTTCCCTCTATGCAGTCACCCATCTGTGGCAATGCAATAGGACCTACCCCCCTCTTTTTTATTTCTTGCTGCCTAAGCAATGCTTCAGAGAGTGCTCGCCTCACACGACCGACTGTTCCTGCCGTGCCGTCTCCTGCGTCCTTACCCCATTGCGTGTCACCGATTGCGTAGATTGCCGTAAGGTCACCTGTTGCTGGTTTGGCTGCACGAGGTGGTCGCCACTTCTTTATTTCCTTTTCCAGTTCCGTAGCGTCGAGCAGAGTGCCTGCGTATGACCTTGGTTTGAGTGAGACTCGGTAGCTGTTGAGCCATTCACCGCTTCTGCCACCTTCCCACTTGGAACGACGAACCGAAACGACAATCCAGTCCTTCGGGTCAAGGTTGAACTCAGCGAGTAGGTCCTCGGCGTTAGTCACTTCCTCCTGACGAGGTGTAGAGACAAAGTAGCCACCATCTGCGTCTAGCTCAAGCTGTGGTCGCCAAGCTTCCTTTGGTGGTTTGTTTACCTTGTCGCTACCTCGTGACGACAGAGAGTTCAAGTCCTCAAGCATCTAATAAGCCTAACTTCTAAAGCAAGCACACACCCGTAAGCGGTGCTTACTAATCGTCGTGTCAGCCAAACTCAAGCCCTTTGCTCTGAGTGCATTGGACAGGGTCTTGTGCTTCCAGCGTTCCGTGTCAGCAAGTGCGTCCTCAAGAATCTTCCTGTCAGATTCGTCGAGCGAGGTAAGAGTTTCCTTTACCTTGCAGTAGACGCTCTTGCTCTCGGGTGGCGTTAGTCCTTCGAGCATTAGTCGCCTATCGTTATGTCGTTCTCGTCGGCAATCAGGGTCTGCACTAGCTGAATCAGGTGCGGGTTGTTAGCAGTCCCGAGGGTCGCTCGGTCTGAGATGTAGCGAGACAAGTCCCGACGAATAGCGTTGAGGTCGTTGTCCCAGACAAGCTCATCGTCATCAAGGAGTGCAGCAGCTTGCTTGAAGTCTGCATACAACCTGTCGTTAGTCCTCTTGCGAATTTCTTTTCTCACTTTGCCCCCTGTCCCATTCCTCGATGTAGTCGTTTAGGTCTGACAGGTAGACATACCTGCCAATGTCGTTCTCAACTGATGCGTCTCTTGCCAAGCTGAGTAGGTTGATTCTTTCGTCTTTTCTTCCTTGCTGGTAACTCAGGACAGAGCTACGAGCTATCAGGTCCTGTAGGTCACTCATCGTCTTGCACCTCATCTGCTACTTGTGTAATTGGTTCTAGTGGGACATTCACCCCGTGCATCCTCTCAACTCGGAGGTGCTTGGCTAGGCTGCGAATCTTCTCGACTCGGAACCCTGACCAACGCTTTGTGTCGGTCTCGACGATAGGTGCTGCCATCAGCCCCATCTCTTTGAAACGCTCGACGGCCTTGTATGACTTGTCGAGTCGCCTCACCTGGTATTGGATGCCCTCTTGGTCCATGACCTTCTTGGTCTGCATACATTGGACGCAGTTAGGCTTCTCCCAAACGGTAATCTTCATCGGATTTGTCATACCGAAGCTCCTGTCGACTTAGCAATCTCAGGCTTGACTCTCTCGACTGCGTCGATGGCGTGCTGGTAACCCCGCTCCTCGGTCTTGGTGAGTTTGAGGTTACGCTTCAGGTTCACCTCAAAAGACAGCTTGCGTGTTGCGAACTCTGCCCCTTGTGAGATGCCCATTGCGTAAGCCTCGTCTAGCTCTTTGCCAAATAAGAAGTCAGCAACCTCATACTTGAAGTCTGACCAGTTTCTAATCATCAAGGTTCTCACCTCTTAGCTCCTTTACAGTCCAACGCAATACCTCAGCAGCGATGGTGTCTCCTTCGTTGTGTTTCTTGTTACTCAGCTCGTCGAGTCCGTTTATGGCAGCCTCAAAGCCCTGATTGAATACAGCCATCTCTAGTCGGTCTATTGCGAAGTCGGCTAGACGGCGTGCTTCCTCTCTCATTTCTTTCCTTTCATGTTGTCTAGGTTTTCCGCTGGTATGCGGATGGTGCGTGGGGTGTAGCGAATAGCTTGTAGCTTGCCCGAGTCAATCCAGTTACGGATTGTGTTGCGATGCACGCCAACGGCTTCTGCTGCTTCCCTGATTGTCAATAAGTTCATCTCACCTCCCTAGTAGTAAGTCGGTCAGTAGGAACGGGATGCCGTGTAGCACTCCGAGTGCAATGTAAGCGATTAGTGCCATGAGCACATAGCCGATAGGTCGGCGAATTGAATGCCAGATTCTCATTACTTGCTCCAAACATCTACGGCAGAGTCGCCGAGGACGACCTTACGGCACTCAAAGCCTGCTTCAAGAAGCTTGGCTGCACTCCTGCTTGACAGGTTGCAAACTACGAACTCGTCGGAGCTTAGGCCCTGGTCAATGTAGGTGTAGTCAAAGCGACGAGCGGTGTAGTAAGCATCGCCTCTACCAGTAGCTACTGTTCCGCCTATAACCTTCTTGATTGCGTTTGCCATCTGACGCTCGGTAGTAATGGTCTTGCCCGTCTCTGGCTTTGGAGCGGTGCGTGGAAAGCGGTTGTTGATTACGCCGTAGCTTAGACGGTCATAGTCCTTGTTGCCCTTAGCGTCAACAATGGTGACTGGGTAGTAGTCAGCGTGGTAGCGGTCACGGCGACGAGGTGCTGGACCTGTGATGGTAACTGACTTCTTGCCGTCCTCTGAGTAAAGTGTGGTTCCTACTGCAATCATTTTTGTTTCCTTCCCCTTTGAGGCTTTTGCCTCCCTTGTTGTTGAATACAGTATGACACAATTCGCAACACTATGCAACTATTTATGCAAAGTTTTTTAGAAAATTTTTTAGAGGAAAATGATGCGAATGTCAGCACCCTGTTCACGCTCGTCGGCGTAAAACTTACGAGCTACTAACTCAACTACTTGAGAGTCGTCTCCCCAAATCATTCCTGATTGACCGATGCCGTCACCGACACCTCTGACTAACTTGTCGAGGTCGGGAGGCACTATCGGCAGAGGACGCTTAGCTTGCTTGACGGTCTTAGGTCGCTCTAAAAAGAAATCCACCTCAAGTCTCACGGGACCGAGGTGGATGTTCTCACCCGAGAAGGGCAGGCAGGCTTCTTCGATTGCCTTACGCCACTTCTTCAGGTTGGCTGACTGAGCCTCAACTAATCTGCCGTTGAACACCCGCTTGCTTCCTTGCGGGGTAGGTCTGCCGACGACAGTTAGCTGAATCACCGTTAGAACGGAGCGTCAGCGGTTATCCGTGCGTTGTTCACATGAACAGCAGCGGAGGTCTTTGGTTGATTGTTTCTGTCGGTGTATTCCTCGACCTTTACGGACAGGTCACCTTCGATTGAGACGCTGTCGCCTTCGGTTACCTTCTGGTCGGTCCAGACGGTGTAGTAACGCTTTGCGTCCTCGCCGTTGCGTAGCTTGAAGCTCTCAACAGCACGGAAGCCGTAGCCCTCAATAATCTTGAACACCTCAGCGTTCTCAATTTGTATCTTCGCCATTTTCTTTCCTTTCAATGTGTGACGGATTCACGCAGTCTAGCTTGCCACACCGACGCTTTCCTGGCAACACGACATTGCCGTCCTCGTCAACTGGTGTGACCATGTCGTTGTCATAGTGACCATGCCAAACTATACAGCCGTCGACTTTTTGACTTTTTCTTGCCCGACAGTCTTTGCAATAGTCGCTGTTCTTGCGAGAGGTTATTCCCTCCCATGTTGTTCCGCAGCGTTGGCATTGGAAGATTATTTCAGGCATAGCCGACAAGTTACCACAGAGTTCCCGTGCTCGCATTTGGGAGGTGGTGCTGAGGTCTTGGCTCGCTCGGCTTGCTCGGCAAGGAACCGTGCTGACTCCTCACGCTCTCTTTGCTTTCGGATGCGTGCTCTTTCGGCAGCAATGTCCTCGTCCGATGGCGGGTAATGGTTCTCCCATGCGTCAGCGTTCAGCCAAGTCGCAGGGTTCTTTATGTATTTTGGGTGCTGCCCCTTCACCGAGTTGGCATAGGCAATGGTCTGAGCCAGAATGTCAGCAAAGGATGCTCGGTATAAAGCCTTCATAAATGCCTTGCGTGCTGGTTTCAAATCTGACTTCTTTGGATACTCTTTCCAGAACTCATCAAACATGGCGTTAGCTTCTTCCATAGTTATAGGTTCTATTAAGGTTTCTATAATGGTTTGCACGCCACCTGCTGTCACCCCTCCTTGAGTATTTGTCACCCCTCTTGGCTTTTTTGTCACCCCTTTTGTCACCCCTGATGCGAGACTCGGCAGCGTGACGAAATACAAATTTGACTTGTAGTGATTCTTTGTCGGAGCCTGCTGGTAGTGAACCTCAAGCTCACCAATCTGCTGCAAGTATTCGATGTCTCGTTGCACGCTTCTCTCGGAGGCGTTCACCATCTTTGCAATTGTGGCAATGGACGGCCAAGCACCGATTTCGCCTTGGTGGTCTGCAATTGCTAGTAGGACGAGTCGTGCCCTGCCGTCAGCTTTCGACTCACGCCATACGGCGTTCATAATTTCTATGCTCACTTAGATAATCCCTCATTGCCCATGACTTCCTCGTAGGCTTTGCGAGCTACCCAATCTCTTGAGCCTCCTGCCCAGCGACCTGCGTTGAAGTAAAGCTTCTTCTGTTCTTCGCTAGGAGTATAGACCTGTTCAATGACAATTAGGGGTTCTGTCTTTTTTTCCTGCAACGCACGCTCACGCATCGACCAGGCTACTGCCTCGGGGTCCTTCACTTTGCCTCCTTTGGTAGCCATTCGTCTATGAACTCTGTCTCGGTGTGCCATAGGTCGCACTTCCAGCACCATACCCTGCAACTCATAGTGACTCAATCTGGTTGAGCAGTCCCCGCCATGCTTTTATGTAACCAGCGTTAGGGTTGATGGCACTCTCTGTCATGCTTGAGTAGTCAGCCTCGCTGCGAAGCTCCTCGACCTCATTGTCGGTGAAGTCGATACTTGCAGTCTTGCGGTTCCGCATTGCGTCATAAATTTTCTGGTAGGCGGTCATACCTACACCCTCTCGAAAGTGCATCTCCCTGTCAATAACTTCTGAGTAGATTCTTGAGGTAATTTTAAGAGTCGTCATTGTCTTTCCCCTTAGTAGATTTTTGGTAGTCGGTAGATGTAGCGGTCAAACTGCTTTGGGCTAATGTGCCTCTCGTCAATTCTGTCGCCGTCCTTGTCGTAGAAGAAAACTGAGTAGCCACCCTGCTCCATGTAGAGAACCTCGATAGCAGTTCCAGACTTGCTCTGAAAGAAGGTGTTGCTGCTGTTCCTTCTTGCTGCCTCTAGCTTGGTGTAGATGTCCATTTGTGTTTCCTTTCCTTGTTGATACAAGTATAGGCACAACTCGTCACAATACGCAACTATTTTGTAAGAATTTTATGTAACGGTTTGGTAACGCTAAATCAAATACATCGGAGGGGTCGTCTGAATCTTCTTGCCGTCCTGACTCAGCAGGAACCATTTCTTCTGCATGTTGTCAAAGACAGGAGTGTCGAATCCGTCCCATTGTCCCAGCTTCCAGCCCATCTCACGAGCGTTGGCTGCGACATCGGCGTTCTGCTCCATCTGGTAATTAAGCCAAGCACAAATTCTGATGAGGTTGTCGTAGCGGTCTACTTTTGTTGACCCGCCCATCCCTCGGTTGCGTCGGTGATGGACCTGCAGAGGTTCGTCATCTCCGCAATGAATACAGTAGGGGTCTCGCTCTCGGAGTTGTAGTGACATCTTCCGAGTGACCGCCATTGTTACCTCACAATTTCATTTCTGACTGGACAAGTTTAGCTTGCGTCTGCACGGCCATAATCGCCGTCTCAAGGCTCTTGATTTTGACCCTAATGCGGTTAGCCTCGGCCTTTCGCAAGTCACGCTGTAACCGAGCGTCGGCTGCCTCAAGGCGAGCCAGAGCCGTGCGGTCAGCGACGGTCCCCTGGTGTTTGATAAACGCCTTCTGCTCGACTAGGTCAAGAGTGTGCTCAGCCTCAGCCAAACTGACCTCGGCCTCGTAAAGTGCTTCTGCCCCTTTACTATTCTCCTGAGTCAGTTCCGCTAGCTGTTTCTGAATCTCTGAGGGAATCACTTAGCACCAACAAATGATGGATGAGTTCACGGTTCCAGAAGTGTGCTTCGAGCGGGTCATTGTTTCTTAGAGCTTGCAGATACGCCTGCTCCAACTCCGCTATCTTTGCTACCAAGACTTTCGCCACGAGCTTTCACCTTCTCTAAGACCCCTTGCGGTGCTCCCGCTGCCTTAGCTTGTGCGTAGAGAAACCTAAGCCCCTCTACATCGGTTAGTTTACTAGCCTCGGCTACGAAGTCACGCTCGTCGCTTGCAACCTTCTGCATCTCCTGACGGCTTGGCCTCGGAGTTCCGTCAAGTGGCTTGGCTCCTGTCCACAACCAGTTAGCCAGACACCTTCCGATGCTGCTGGTCTCAGCTCGTTCTAGTGAGAACTGGTCCGTGTTAGCTTCGCTTGCCCAGCCTGTCACCTTTGGCAAGTTGTTCGCCTGGTCGCCCGCCGAGACATAAATCCTTGTCTCAAAAACCAGCGTCTTGTCGTCTACCGAATGGTTGACGGTCACAATCCGTGCGTCTGCGGACTCTGGTGAGGACCAAAAAGCCCTCAGCCTTTCCTCGACTGTTGCATACTTCGACAAGTCAAATCTCGCCATCATCTTCCTCGCTTTCATCTACTACTAACCATCCCCTCCCAATCCAGAAGGGAACATCTATTCCGTGAATGTAAATCCTCTCGAGTTGCCGTGCGTCATTCAGAACGACACCTGCTACCTGACCTGTAACCATTGTGGGGTCCTCGCCCTGTCTCATAAGAGTCACCGCATCGCCTAGAAATACCTGCATCACTTCTTCACCTTCAAGTAGGGACGACCCCCACCTCGTGCCTCACGGGTAGCGATGCGAATTTTCTCGCCGTCGACCTCTATGTAAGCGTGCTTTGCCTTACCCATTGCGTTCATCACTTGTGACTTCGCTTTCCTAAGTTCTGCCTCAGCTTCGTCGAAACGGCTTTGCAGATTAGCCAAATGGTGTAGCCCGTCAATCTCTACCTCCTCGTCTACGATGTCTGGGTGCATCTCTCGCACAGCTTCATAGGTTGACTCCGACCCATCCCAGTCAGGTTGTGTTCCGTTCTTTACATAATCCCAGAATCTAGTTGCCTGGTCAATCTGAACCTGCTCCTCAAAGTCGTCACGCTCAACCCAATGCTCAACCCATGCCATGTTCACCACCCCGACGATGACTGCACGGTTGACTCCCATGACTGCCATGTAGTGTCGGACCTGAGCAATGTAGGCAGGTGGGATGTCATGCCAGTAGTTGCGTGAAGTCTTGACCTCGACGATTACCCATTCGCCATCGACCTTTGCCAGAGCATCAGGGTTAGCGGTTAGGAAGGTGTGCTTGTTGTGTCGGTAGGTCCCCGTTGAATAAAGCTCCCAGTCAGGGTGCTCCTCTTGCAACAGTTCAAGAATCGGCTCCTCAAACTTCTGCCCAAATCGCACCGCCCAGTTAGTCAACGGCTGCTGAATAATCTGACCAGTCTTGACTGCCCACAAGTGGAAGGGTGACTGAAACGGGTTGAGTCCCATCAGGGTTCCAATCTCAGACCCGCCGAGTCCATCGGCCCTAGCCTCGTGCCACTCAGAAGTGCCGTTCTCAAAGACACCGACCAGCTCTGCGTCATTGAATGTTTGCGGTGCGTGCTGTTTCATTCTTCCTCCTTGTTAGTTACCCTTAGTGTATGGCTCGGCACGGACATCTATCAAGTCGTTACATGGCGTTCTTGAAATTGGTAAATGAGGCTGACCCAGAATGTCAGCGAGTGCCCGACCTGTTCTTCCCCGAGGATTATCCCGACCCTGAGAAGCGACAGCTTGCAACGAAGGCTGCAAAGAAAATCTGCAAGAAGTGTCCCATCGTGACGGAGTGTTTTACCTACGCTCTTGAGACGAATCAGAGGTGGGGAATCTGGGGTGCAACCTCGCCTGATGAGCGATGAACAAATGTTCGATTGCTACTTTTTTGTAGCACAATCGTCAAATCAGACTTGCCCCTGAGAGGCCGTAGGATGCGTTCTGAGCGGTTTTGACCCCCTACTAGCGACAACCACAAGGCTATTTAGCTAAAAATCCGAACTGAAAGAAATGGTAGGTCTTGCCCAGTAATGATGCGTGCGAACAGATGTTCGGAAAATTGTCGATTTGACAGCTAGAAATTCACCATCTAGCCTCTGCTTATGTTCATGTCACCTGCGTATGCGAAGTTTCTAAGGGCCGTCAAAGACTCTGGTCACAACCCACCCTGTATGGAGATTGACCCCGAGCTGTTCTTTCCTGAGACTTGGGCAGAGGCTCGTGACGCAAAGAAAATCTGCTCGACTTGTCCCGTGCAAAAAGATTGCTTGAGCTACGCCTTAGAGACGAATCAGTCAGATGGTATTTGGGGTGGACTTACGCTCGAGGAGCGTCGTCGTCTGCGAGGTCTGGGTCGTGGTCGTCGTCAAGCTGGTTGAAAATTTGGTTGATGTCGTCCTCTGACACCTCGCCGTCCTGAACATAAGCACGGCTAACTTCCTCGGTTACTTCCATAAAGCCGATGAAAGCAGCCATAGCAGCAGCTTGCCAAATCTCTACGCCCATAATGAAGCCACCGCCTAGCGTGCCTGATACCTTCAGGATGATGTAGGCGATTGTTCTTTTAGTAACTGACTTGATGTTCAACATAGCTCCTTTTTGCAATGTGGGCAGGCGTAGATTACTTGTGGTTTGCTCGGCTCCACCAACGCTTCGTCTTTCGTGTCCTCTTGTTTCGCCTCTGACCTTTTGATGTTTTCGAGAATGAGTTTGTGGAGGTCGACTTTGTCGGCTGTGACACCAAACACTCCCTTCAGTTTCCGAGATGCCGTTGCGTGTAGGTGAGGTCCTGACGAGACTCCTGAGTTGCCGATAAGCCCGACAGTCTGTGACTTCGTGAGCTTGTCGCCGACTTTGTAACCTGGCTTTGAGTCCATGTGGCAGTATCCGAGATACCAGATGACTCCGTCTTTGTCCATTGCGGTCTGAACAAGAACCCAACCAAGGACTTTTGAATACTGAATAAGGCGAACCGTGCCCTTAGCGATAGCAGGGATGCGTGTGCCTCTAGGTCGTGCCCAATCTGTTCCCGAGTGAGGTTGCATACCTCGCTTGCGACGAAAGTCTGAGAGCGTGCCGTAGTGACCCGTGATGTATTTGTCAGGGTAGGGAAGTCTCCAATCGGCTACACGCTTTGCCATTACATAGACCTGCCAACTAGGGTGATTACAGTTGCGATGATTCCTGCTGCACCAACAGCTCCCCAGAGTTTCTTCTCAATAGCACGCAGGCGAATCTCGTGGTCCTTGATGTTCCTGGTTGCCCACTCTGCGTGTGAATTATGACGCTCATCATTAGCACCAATGCGAGCTTCTAGTCGCTCAAACCTAATCATTAGTTCGACGGCCCATTTAGGGGTTAGCTCGTCATCGCTCATCTACACACGCTCCAATGCAACAAAAGTGGTGTAGGTTTAGGACTATTTTACAGGACGAGTGTATCGGCTTCTTCAGCCGTCAGAGGCTCACCAGCGATGAGCTTTGCCTTTGCAGAGTCTTTAAGTGCCTGAAGGTCAGCAGCAGCCTGCTCCTCGGCTAGTCTCTGAGCCTCGGCCTCTTGTGCCATCTGCTCACGCTCTGCGATTTCAGCAGCCGTTAGCTCTACAACTGTGCGCTCACCTGTTGAGCAGTCCACAATCAACTTGGTTGGTTTCGTTGCCATAATTATCTCCTGTATTTATTTTAGCTTACTGTTGTTGTTCCGTCTGAGCCACTAGTCACGCCGTAAAGACTTGCTGAGCTATATGAACTAAAATCGCTACCCAGCTGTTCAGTAATTGTTAGCGAAGTAATTGCTGCAGATTCACTCCAAATTACACCCATTATTTGTTGAAAAGCCTCTGTTGCATTGTTTTCAGACACTGAATCTACACTAAATGTTTTTTGGTTTGAGCTTGTATAGTTTGGAATGTAGACCCCGCTACTACTAAAAACATTGATTGTCGAGTTTGCTCCCGCTACAAGACCAGTATAAGCACTTGTATCAGAACTAGCTGCGCTTCCGCTGCCAGACAAGACTCTCCTGCTTATTGACCCTGTGCCATTGAAGCCAACAATAAAGTTCGAGGTTGTTGTAGTTCTTGTTGTCCGCAAACTGACTTTCAAATACAAATCGGTGTAATCTTGCGGTATTGAGGTAAAGGTGATTGAAGATGCTGCCGAAGCCAGCTCTATACGCTCTATAAGTGTTTTCTTCATAATCTATAACCTGTTGCTTCCGTATAGCGAAAGAACGCTGCCAGCATCTAGTGTCCCAGCATTTGTGAAAATCTCGATGCTAGTTATTGCCGATGTATTTGCCCACCTTGAGGCGTATGCAACTGTTGCTGAAGATGGCATATTGGTTCTAGTCAAAATTGTTTTGTGCTTGTCTGTTGCTGAATAGTCCATTATTTGAGTTACAGCTACTGCATCAACAGGCGCATAGTTGAAAAGGTAGTTTATTGTTAGCGAATCAGAACCGCTTTGTGCTGCCGACCCAGTTCCCCTCATATATACATTCGTATAGCTCGCTGAGCTGTCTCCGTTGTAGCGCAGGTAAACCTGAGAAACCCCTGAGTGACCTGCAACTTGTGCAACCGCAACCAAATCACGATACCCACTCGGAATCGAACCGAATGTGACTGATGCTGCTGCACTACTCAGCGTAGTCGTAGCCAACGGAACCCAAGCTGTTGTCATTATTTCAGTCCTATCAAAGTAAAGCGTGACCCAGTCAAGCAGTCGTATGTAGAGCTTTCACCAAAGATTGTGATTGAGGTAACGGCAGCGGTGTTCATCCAAAGACCTGAGTGCAATCCAATCCACTTTTGTCCTGCTGCCTCCGCACCACCCAGAGTTCTTGTTGTCGTGTATTTTGTAGTTTCGAATGGGTCAAGGATGTCAATAACATTAGCTCCAAAAGCATTAGAAGTATCTCCGTTGAAAATTGTGATACCGCCTAATGCATAGCTCTTACTAGCTGCCCAAGCAACCGAACTTACACCCGAGCCATTGCCGTAAACATAATGGCCAGCATAGTTAGTTCCCGTATCGCCGTTGAACCTAATTGCCACCCTGTCAAAGCCTGTGACTGCCCTGTCCTGTCGCATAACTGCCCGCACCTGCAAGTGCTGATAACCTGCAGCCAAAGTGTCAAGAGAGCTAAAGGTGACCGAAGCCTGTGAGCCTGTCAGCACCTCCTCAGCCAAGATGTCCTCGGACGAGGGTTCGAACGCTGTGTTGCCTGCCAGCATAGAGCGGTAGAAGATGTTGTTTTCTATCGTGCTGCGTGTAAAGGATTTGATTGCCATTAGCTCACCGCCGTTGTTCCGTCTGAGCCTGCTGTGATGCCGTAGAGAGTAAAGCTTGAGTATTGCATCCAGTCATAACCACCAGCTTGTGGCAAAATTTGCAGTGCATTTATGGCTGTTGTGTCATCCCATAGAATTGCAGAGATAGCAGAATAAGCAGCTGTGTCGTTATTGTCTGCAACTGAATTAGAACTTATGCTCTTTGCATTTGAACTAGCATAATTTGGAATGTAAAACTCCCAGTTTCCAAAAGTGTTAGATGTCGAGCTATCCGCATTTACAAAACCTAAATAGGTAGTTC